CCTTAGATTTGAATATAGTGAAATACGATAATAAAGGGTTTAATTCCCAGATAATAAAATAGCATGGCTGAGTCATTGTATGTAAATTTCCCTTCTCAAGCGGTTCCTGACCTAGAGAAAATGAGTTCCGAATACGGACTCAAAGTAGCTAGAGCTATCGAGCAAGAGTGGTTTAAGGATTCTTATAGTAACAGATACAGCGCTACCCAGCGTAACTTCCATAATCTTAGGTTGTATGCTAGAGGAGAGCAGTCTATACAGAAATATAAAGATGAACTGTCTATTAACGGTGATTTATCTTATCTTAATTTAGATTGGAAGCCTGTACCTATTATACCTAAGTTCGTAGATATCGTTGTTAACGGTATGTCCGAAAGAATGTTCAATATAAAAGCGTACTCTCAAGATCAGTATGGCGTGAGTAAGAGAACTGACTACATGGAATCTGTGATTAGAGACATGGAGTCTAAGGCTTTCAATGATCAGGCGGCTAAGTTATTTAGTGTTGATTTATACGAAACAGATCCTAAGAAGTTACCAGAAACTAAAGAGGAGTTAGACTTGCATATGCAGTTGACTTATAAGCAAGCTGTTGAGATCGCAGAGGAGCAAGCTATAAATGTTCTATTGGATGGTAATAACTACGATCTTATTAGACGTAGGTTGATATACGATTTAACTGTATTAGGTATCGGGTGTGTGAAGACTGGTTTTAACTGGAGCGAGGGTGCTACTGTTGAATACGTAGATCCCGCTAATATCGTGTATTCACATACAGATTCTCCATACTTTGAAGACCTGTATTACATAGGGGAAATAAAGACTATACCTATAAACGAGTTAGCTCGAGAATTTGAGCACTTAACAGAGTCTGATCTAAAAGAGGTTCACTCTAACTCTAGCAAGCGTACTACAAGACGCATGAATGAGATGGATCAGAATAAGGTTCAAGTTTTGTATTTTAATTTCAAAACATACACTAACGACGTTTATAAACTCAAAGAAACTAAGAGTGGTGGAGATAAGGTTATAGAGAAATCTGACGCCTTTAATCCCCCTATGAATAAAGAAGGTGGCTACTCTAAGATGCAAAGGTCTGTAGAGTGTGTGTTTGAAGGCGCTATGATTTTAGGTACTGACAAACTACTTAAGTGGCAAAAGGCTGAAAACATGATGCGGTCTAAGAGTAACTTTAACAAGGTTAAGATGAACTACTCTTTAGTTGCACCAAGAATGTACGAAGGTAGGATTGAATCTATCGTAAGCAGAATAACTGGGTTTGCTGATACGATACAGTTAACTCATCTTAAGTTACAGCAGATTATGTCACGCATGGTTCCTGATGGAGTATACCTAGACGCAGATGGACTTGCTGAAGTAGATCTAGGTAATGGCACTAATTACAACCCGCAAGAAGCACTTAACATGTTCTTCCAAACAGGTAGTGTTATAGGTAGATCGTTTACCAGTGATGGTGATCAGAACCCAGGTAAAATACCTATACAGCAAATATCTAACGGTGCTGGGCAAAACAAAATTGGTAGTTTAATAAGTACATATAACTACTATCTCCAAATGATTCGTGACGTAACTGGATTAAATGAGGCTCGTGACGCTAGCACGCCAGATCCTAAGTCTCTAGTTGGAGTGCAGAAACTAGCGGCGGCTAATTCTAATGTAGCTACAAGGCACGTACTACTTGGATCTATGTTCTTAACAGCTGAAGTAGCTGAGGCTTTATCTTTGAGGATATCTGATATACTAGAGTATTCTCCTACCGCAGATGCGTTTGTTCAATCCATCGGAGCTCATAATGTAGCTACGTTAAAAGAGATGTCTGAACTACATCTATATGACTTCGGTATCTTCTTAGAACTTGAGCCCGATGAAGAAGAGAAGCAAATGCTAGAGAATAATATCCAGACAGCTTTAGCTCAAGCGCTTATAGATTTGGATGATGCTATAGACATTAGAGAGGTAAGGAACTTAAAGTTAGCCAATCAGTTGTTGAAGATAAAACGTAAAAGAAAGCAAAAGCGTGATCAAAAAATCCAGCAAGAAAACATGCAAGCCCAAGCAGAAGCGAATACGAAAACTCAACAAGCCGCTGCTCAAGCTGAGATCCAGAAGCACCAAATAAAATCTCAATCAGATATACAGCTGGAATCAGTTAAAGCTGAGACTAAACTCCATCACTTAAAAGAAGAGGTTAGATTGAAAAAAGAGTTAATGCAATTTGAGTTTGATCTCAATCAAAGTCTACGTGATCAAGAGCGTCAATCAACTGAGAATATAGAAGGTATGAAGGAACAGGGTAAAGATAGACGAGAAAATGTTAAAGCGAGTGCTAAAAAGTTTGAGTCTTCAGGTAATGATATACTAGGAGGCGGAATGGGTTTAGATAAGTTTAACCCACAAATAGGTAATTAATTATATAATATATTATGGAAGAAGTAGAAAACAAAGAAGTGGTCGAAGAGGTCACTCAAGAAACACCCCCTGTAGAGGAGGTTGCTGAGGAGCAAAAACCGGAAGTAGATTTAAGTAAGTTTGAAAGCAAGGATAACGATGATGTTATCAAAGTAGATTTAAGTACACCTGTAGAAACAGAGCAAACGGATGAAGTTGAAACCAATGTCGAAGAAGCAATCGAAGAAGTTGCACAAGAAGAGGACGTTGATAACGAAACGCCCGCACTTGAGGAAATAACGAACGAAGAGGTTGTAACAGAAGAAGAGGTGGTGGAAGCCCTTGAGTCCGGCGGGGATATACCAGAGAATGTCCAAAAGTTAATGGACTTCATGGATGAAACTGGTGGAGATCTTCAGGACTATGTTAACCTCAACAGGGATGTTAAAGACTTAGACAATCAGGAGGCTCTACTTGAATACTACAAAAGAACTAAACCTCATTTAGACTCGGAGGAGATCAGCTTCCTTATGGAAGATAACTTCTCATTTGACGAGGACGTAGATGATGAAAGAGATATTAAACGTAAAAAATTGGCCCTCAAAGAGCAAGTTGCCGAGGCCAAGACCTACTTAGACGGGCAAAAGTCTAAATACTACGAAGAGATTAAAGCTGGAAGCAAGCTCACTAAAGAGCAGCAGAAGGCAATAAATTTCTTCGACCGATACAATAAAGAATCGGCGCAAACGGAGAAAGCTACTAAACGTGAGCGATCTGTATTTAATAAGAAAACCGAGCAGGTTTTCAATGACAAGTTCAAAGGTTTTGAATATAATGTCGGAGAGAAAAAATTCAGATTTAACGTTAAGGATGCAGGTCAGACAAAGGAAACCCAAAGCGACATTAACAACTTTTTCAAAAAGTTTTTGAATAAAGATAACACAATGAACGACGCCAAAGGTTATCACAAAGGTTTGTACACGGCTATGAATCCAGATGCAGTCGCTAATCACTTTTATGAACAAGGCAAGGCAGACGCACTGAAAGACAGTGTGGCCAAAGCTAAGAATATCAATACGACGGCTAGACCCTCTCATGGAGAAGGCCAGACTGGAGGTATGAAAGTAAGAGTACTAGGTGATGATTCCGCTTCTTTTAAGTTCAAAATTAAAAATAAAAAATAACAATTAAAAACAAATTACAATGGCTATTACACCAGGAGGAAGTTTGAACAGTGTAGCGTTACCGCAAAAACAAGCGGCAACGTCTAACTATCTAGACTTAGCATCAACCGCAAATCAAGGTTGGGCACAACAATATTTACCAGATCTAATGGAGAAGGAAGCTGAAGTGTTCGGACAAAGAACAATATCAGGTTTCCTTTCACAAGTTGGAGCTGAAGAGGCTATGCAGGCTGATGAAGTCGTATGGTCTGAACAATCACGTTTACACCTAGCTTATACTGGACAAATCACTAATGGTGATGCTGGTACAGTTGCTGGTGGTCAAATTACTATCGGTAACGATATCGATGCTCAAGCGGCTGGCGCAAGTCACGGTATCCGTAAAAACGATACAGTACTTATTGCTAGTTCTGAAGGTACAGTTAAAGCATTAGTTACACTTACTGACGCTACAGCTGTTATTGAAGTAGCACCTTATGGTGTTGTAGATCTTAACGACGTATTCACAGACAATCAGGGCGCAAACTCTGTAACTGTTTTAGTTTACGGTTCTGAGTACAAAAAAGGTGATAACTACGATGGTTCTTCTACACGTGGAGCTAACGAGCCTGTTTTCAAGTCGTTCTCTAACAAGCCGATTATCCTAAAGGATTACTACGAAGTAACAGGTTCTGATACTTCTCGTATTGGTTGGGTTGAGATAGCTTCTGAGGAAGGTAAGTCTGGTTACCTATGGTATCTAAAGGCCGAGTCTGATACTCGCGCCCGTTTCAATGATTACTTAGAGATGGCTATGCTTGAGGGTGTTAAAGGTGGCGCGGCTGGTGGTTACACTGGAGGTGTTGCAGATTTAACTGACTCGCATTTATACGCTGGTGGTGGAGAGGTTACTGGTACACAAGGTTTATTCAACGCTATTGAAGAGCGTGGTAATATAACGTCTGGTGTTACTGGTGTTAACGCTGCTACTGACCTAGCTGAATTTGATGCTATCTTAGCGGAATTTGATTCTCAAGGTGCTATTGAAGAGAACATGCTGTTTGTAAATAGAGCTACGTCTCTAGCTATGGATGACATGCTTGCTTCTATGAATTCTTACGGTGCTGGTGGTACTTCTTACGGGGTATTCAACAACGAAGAGGAAATGGCTCTTAACTTAGGATTCTCAGGATTCCGTCGCGGATCTTACGACTTCTACAAGTCTGACTTCCGTTACCTAAACGACAAAGCAACTCGTGGTAGCATTAACTCTGCTTACGCAGCCGGTGCTATACGTGGGGTTATTGTTCCAGCGGGTACATCAACTGTATACGATCAGCAGTTAGGCAAGAACCTTAAGCGTCCTTTCTTACACGTTCGTTACAGAGCTTCTGCTACAGACAATCGTAAGATGAAGACGTGGACTACTGGTTCAGTTGGAGCTGCTACATCCGCGCTTGACGCGATGCAGATCCACATGCTCTCTGAGCGCTGTCTAGTAACTCAAGGTGCAAACAACTTCATGTTAATGAAGTAAGGTATATACTTGGTGAAACTACCTCTCCTTCGGGAGGGGTAGTTTTATATTAATTTTTTATTATATTATATTATGGCTAAAAAGCAAACAAAAAAAGTAGAGGTTCAAGAACCCTACGTAGAAGAAACAGTTATGGTTGAAGAAGCTCCTAAAGAAGTTTATACGGAGTCTAAACCAAAGCGAGTTAAAAAAAAGAACAGAGTGTTAGATGACGGTTGGGAGGTAAAGGATAGAACTTACTTCCTAAAAAATCAAAAACCGCTGTCGTATATGTTGAAGGCAGCGGATATTTATAACTTCGATGAGGATAAGGGTTATGAAAGAGAACTTAAATACACTAAAAATCAGAAAACACCTTTCGTGGATGAAATGAAAGGTGATCAGAGACTAGAGCATGTTATATTTAGAAACGGAGCTCTATATGTAGAAAAAGAAAAAACAGTTCTACAGAGACTGTTAGCCTTACATCCGTTTAAAGATGTGATTTTTTACGAGCATAAACCAACAAAGATTGCTGAATCTCAACTTGACTGGCTTGAGTTTGAGATTGACGCTTTAACAGCGGCTAGAAATCTAGATATAGACATGGCAGAAGCTGTTATGAGGGTTGAGATTGGTTCTAAGGTATCAGAGATGAGTTCTAAGGAGCTTAAACGTGATCTGTTGCTATATGCTAAGAGGAACCCTAAGTTGTTCTTAGAATTGGTTACTGATGAAAACGTGATGCTTAGGAACTTCGGTATTAAAGCCGTAGAAGCGGGGATTATAAAACTATCCTCTGATCAAAGAGCTTTTAACTGGGGAACTAATGACAGAAAGTTAATGACGGTTCCTTTTGACGAACACCCGTATTCAGCTTTAGCCGCTTGGTTTAAGACTGATGAAGGAATGGAGATATACTCCAATATAGAAAAACGATTAAAATAATAATCATCCATAGTAGAAAGGCCACCAACCGGGTGGTCTTTCATACTATGAAACATAAAAAGAATTATGGCAATAAGTGTAGACACAGTATATCAAAGAGTATTAGCCCTCGCTAACAAAGAGCAGCGAGGATATATTACTCCGCAAGAGTTTAACTTATTGGCAAACCAGGTTCAAATGAGTATATTTGAATCTTACTTCTACCTAAAGAATATTAGAGATAGGCAAGAGCCAGATAGGACTAACGAGGTAGATGAGACTGATATAGGGGAATTACTAGACGCTAAGCTAAACCCATTTAGGTTAATAGGTGCTGTTACAGGTGGGAATACGTTTCTCCCTGAAGTTACTATTGCCGACACAGTTCGACCTGTGTTTCAAGTGGGTAAAGTTTTTTCAGGTAACGACGTTTGCGCTAAGTTATCTCTAAACGAGGTCAGTAGAATGCTAAGATCTCAAAGGCATATAGTTACTACATCTGGTCAATTCCCTATATATTGCGACAGCACAACTGCAGGACAGGATATACAAGCTTATGCGGGTAGCACAACGGCTTTAACTAGTCTTACGGCTGAGTACTTTGCCGTACCAGCACCCGTTAATTGGACGTACGTTGTTGTTAATAACAAAGCTTTATACAATAACGCTGATGCGTTAATACAAGACTTTGAGTTACACAGATCAGAAGAGGACACGGTGGTAAATAAAATACTCGAGCTAGCGGGTATAGTAATGAATAAAGTGGGACTAGCTCAAACAGCTGCGCAGATGAGTGCCGCTGAATCACAGCTTCAAAATACATAAATAGATGGCAATAGTAAGAGACGCAGCCCAAACATACTATGCTACTGGTGGGATGCATGGTAGTTACCAGTACATCCCTTTAAACGAAATAATAGACTCTTTCTCCGCAACATATGTCGGGAAGGGGAAGTTATGTGAGAATGTGGTTTTAAACGACATTACTTTCCACGCTATTAGAGGACTTCAGGAATTGAGTTATGACACTAT